GTCACAAAGAAAGGCTTCACTATCGGGATTAGCGGGTGTTTCAGGATGAAAGCCCATAAAATATACATCTCGTCGATTATAGGTCTTGTTATAAAAATCTATCTTTTCTTGAAACTTTTCCGGTGTATATTGTTCAAAAAACGGATCACAATAAATAATAATATCGTGTTGTTTCTTATTCCAAGATTTAATGACATCGGTTAATTGCTTTTCATACTTGGATTTATCCATACGAACTTCAATTCGTAATTTATTGTCCTTTCTCCATTTCGCTGCAAATGGACAAGCAGGGAAGCCAATATGTTTGTTCATTGGTTCTAAGACTGTCTTAGACCAATTGACTACATCAAGTTTAATTTTTTCTGCTTGTTTTCTTCTTGACAATTGTTTTAACCATAGAGGGTTTTGGTCCTGTGTTTGATGCTTTTTGTTTTACTTTGCCAGAACAAACAGCACTAGCGTACATATTAGCGTAGGCACTAGGGTAGACGTCGAATTTTCTTTTTGCCGCCGCTTTTCCTTTTGCGCATAGTTTTGCCATTTTTCTTACTCCCCGGATTCGTTATTTGCTTGCTCATTTGAGCTCTGCTGATCGCCATGTTCACACCCCGCACATTCACACATACAAGTCATCTCACAATGACAAAGACATCCACATTTTTCACATTTTATCATTATCTACCTTGACCTCTATATTCTTTAAAATTTCTTCTTTTGTGTTTATTCATTGTGGACCAACTTATTCTACCGTCACCGATCGTAGTTTTTTTAGCTACATGTTCAATTATTTTGGAAGAGTCTGTTTGCTTTTTGGCCATTAAAAATCACTTGTTTTAATTAGAAATTCTTCTATCCAGGCAATTCGATCATCCATTTTATTCATACGATCATTCATTGTAGACAAAGTATTTTTGATGATAGCAATATCTTGTTGCATTTGTGCAACACTATCTGCTTTTCCCTCTACTGCATTTAATCTTTCTGACATCATCCCCCAGCTCATACCCAAGGTTACTAAAAGTACCAAATAAGGTAGGACTGTTTTTAGGTCTATGTTCATTTAGTTGCACTCATATTATTTAAAGGGTTATTTAAAGCTTTATTTATATTCAAGTTTAAATCATCTTCAATAATTTTCAACTCCTCAAATATCTCTCTTGTATCTTCTTTTTGTCTGTCTTCTATATCATTAACTATTTTTGTAATATGTCGAATATCATCATTCATTGATCTTAAATCTGTTTTCATATCGTTTTTTAAGTCTTTTGCTACGTCAGATACTAGGGTTATTTCATCTAAAATAGAATCTATTTCTGCTTTTAAAACTGCTATTTGCTCATCATAATGAGAGAGATCAGGTGCTGTGTACTCTTGAATTTTTGCCTTCATATCAAGATAGTCTTTGTAAAATGTAAAGCCTGTCCAAGCAGCACCACCCAAGGTACCAAGCAAAGACAGTATAATAAGGATTTTACCACCTTTAATTTTAATTCCACCATATTCAATCTCCGCCATATTGACTCTCCACCATTTGATTCATTAATTGATCTTGTGCATTACTAAATAAAATACCATATTGATCCTCTATTGTCTTGTTTAAATATTCATTAACATCGGTATCAATAATTGTAGATTGTGAATTAAAAAATGTTTTAGTATCTCCGAGTATTTGCATAACAATTAAGGTTTTTGTTTGAGCAGTGTCATCATATCTTTCTTTATCATCAATCTCTTTTACAATTTTTGTAGCTGCTTTTTCTTTTGCTGTAGGTTCTTCTTTTGTTTCTTCCTTTATCTCTTCTACAGAAGATTCTTCTTCAACTGCTTCTACGACTATTTCTTCAACAGGCTCCTCAACGATCTCTATTTCAGCTTTTATTTCTTCTTCCATAGTTTCCATCTCGGGTTCAATATCCTCTATTTTTACATCTATTTCTACTTCGACAGTTTCATAAGTAATCTCTTCTTTTGGTGGCTCAATAGGAATAAACTCTACTTTTCCCGCATCATCAATTTTAATATCGTTGTATTCAATGATTTCTTCTATCAAATCTATTTGAGTAGGATCTGTTAGATTTAGGTAAACTATTTCTTCGACCGTGGTTATTTGTTGTTCTATGATTGTGGAAATCACATTGTAAAAAACATTGACGGACACGTCGTCAAACAAAGGACCGACGGCAAGATTAATATCTCGACCGCCTATTTCGATAGTAATCTTACTTAGAACGCCACTGAAATCGAAAGACCCATTATATGATTGGTAACCTGATGATACGCCAGATTCAGACAGGATGTCAGTACCTGAAAAGACGGTAGTCCCTCCACCAGTTCCTGTAACGTGCATGTAGATTCTATCTTGAGCATCTTGTTTATCGACTTTTATGGAATATGTAACCTCACCACCGTTATCTATGCTTAAATCAGAAATGTCAACTTCTTGATAAAAAGTAGATCCCATGCCATCAACTAGCATACGAGATTTAGTATCACCACTGCCTGTAATTTCTGCACAGGTATCGGTTCCTAAATCACCACAGTAAGTTCCTGATGGCATACTCGCAGGACCCTCGCCACCCCAGTCAAAATTCATATCAGGTTCATCCACAATATTACCTGAATCTTCATTGGTGACAGTGGTTGTCGTGATAGTCTTTGTTGTGGTAGTGGTAAAGATAATCTCTGTGCCTTTATCTTCTTCTGTTTTTTCTACAGTCACTTGTTCCTCTACAGTAACGCCCGGAGTACAAAGTCCTTCGGCATCAGGTAAACAGGTATCTGCTTTAGAGGATAAGGAAACCAGTAGCAATAATAAACAAAGTTTTAAATAATAAAGCATTGTCAGCATCACTGAACTCCTTAGGTTCTGGTTTGTTGGCTTGAACGTATTCTGTTTTGTATTTACTTCCGTCTGGAATTTCATCTGGATTATCTGTCCAATATTCAGCGGCTTCTGCTCCGATAGATCCTCGTGCGGGACAAGGAGTTCCGGCATCCGTCATCGCATCCCATACTCTTGCATCTTGGCAAAGAATAGAAACAGCTGCAACTTTCATGCCGTAGGCATACATAGATCTTGATAATTTTAATTTTTGACATAGCTCGTCGTCAATAACAACGCCTGTAGCAACACCAACAACGTTATTTTGCACACTAGCCCCCACACCAACTTTACATATATCACTGTTATTATTCATAATGGTGGGAGCATTAGCTGTAGGAGGAGTTGAATTTGTAACTACGGTCGATGAAACAGTGTTGGTTTCAGCAAGAGTAACGCTCGCAGTCAATAAAAGCATCACAATGGATACTATGTAGATTAACCAATCGTGTTTCATTTAACATCTCCAACGTTTACGTGCTTGTCTTAATCTTGAATTGGGATCTTTGGCAGCTTTAGGAAATTGTTTCATTTGTCCTGCACTTCTAGCACAAAAAGATTTTCTTCTCTTCGCATCTTTACTGCCAGGTTTTACTTTGCCTGTGACTGCGGTCTTTAACTTCGAACCAGGATTCTCGGCTCTATAACGCTTAACACCGGCTTGAGTCATTCCCGCCCCTTGTTTAGTGGGGCGGAAATATTTTTTAGTTTTTGGTGGTTGCTTGTCCGCCATTATGCACCTGTGTAAAATACAGTACAAGTCGTGTTGACAGTCGTCACACTCAGATTGGTTTTGAATACAACACCTTGTTCAGGAATATTCATTGCCACGTCTGATGTACCACCTGTCACAGCTACGTTAAATTTTGCAACGCCACCATCACTGAATGTTACGGTACCATCACTACCAGTTGCTCCTGTACCAACAATAAACCCTTTGAGACGTGCTCTTGAGGCATTGATTACGGTAGTAGCATCAGCTCCTGCACCTTTAACACTTACATCACTATCGAAGGCCATGATTTACCTCCTTATACTACTGCTGCGCCAGTAGTTACGTCTACAAAGTTTGAACCGTTACCAAAACAAAGAGATCCTGTTAAAGAAGCTCCAGTTGCATCAGAAACATAGATTAATAATCCTGCTGTTGCTGTTGGTAATGTCAATAATGTGTATGTTGGAACAATAAAACCATTATCTGATAATACTGGTCCACTAAAAGTAGTATTTGCCATATTAAACCTCCTCGGTTGTATAGACCTTGTTACATAGTCTCTATACCGTCTGCTAGCTCAGTCTATGTAACTTGTTTCGCTAGATACTTATTTATAACATAAAAAAAGGGGCATTAAAGCCCCTTTTAATATTAGTTATATTTCAATGCTTATGCACCAGATGTACCGAATACACAACGTGGATCAGAGAAACCAAATGAGTATCTCTCTCTTGCTTTGTATCGGATGTTACCTGTGTCAAAGTCACCTTCCATCACTGTCTTTAACGGAGTTCTTGTGAAGTGTTTGAATCCGTTAGGAGCATCAGTTTTGATGTAGAAAGCATCAGCGTCAGTTAAGTAGTGGTTAACGACATAGCCTTCAGGAATCATTGACATGTTTCTGATTGCGTTGATGTCGTTATCTGCTGTGCCAACTCTTAAAGTAGAGTTCATTAGTCTGTCAGCAGTGAACTGTAACTGTCTTGGTACGATTAGTTTCATACCTTTGATAGCTGTTCTTAGGCCTCTCTCATCTCTGAAATCAGCGATGTCGATAAGTGCCTGCTCAAGTGATGTTTCGTTCAAGTCAGCATCTGTTGCTAGTCTGTTTGATAGGAAACCACCAGTTTGAAGTGGGTGTTGTGTATTAATAAGTGATACACCGTCACCACCTGGGTTGCTTCCTGCAGCGCCAGCAGAAGCGAAAGCATTGTTAAGAACTGCCATAGCTTTAACTTGCTTTGTGTTTGCCATTGAACGAGCAAGTGCTCTTGTGTATCTAGCAGCGAGTCTGTCGTAAAGGTTGTCCTCTACAGCTTCCTCAGTGATAGAGAATGCAAGTGCAATTGTTTCGTGTTGGTAACGAGCTGTGAAAGTTTCGTTAGCTGTATCGAAAGCTACGCCCTCACCTTCTTGTTTGGTGGGTGCAGTTCCGAAACCTGCTAACATTACTTCTTCTTCAAATGCTCTGTCAGATGACTCAGCATCAAAGATTTGAGCATGTTCGTTATCATATCGTGCGTATTCCAAGCCGAACAGAGCGTTCAAACCTGGCTCTAACTCTTTAACGAGTTGACTTCTTGATATAGCCATAGTTTAACCTCCTATATGCCTGCAACATTAGCACTGTATAAGTGCTTGTTAAATTTAACGACGATGTTAGCGTTGTTAGCAGTAAGATCTGAGTTCTCAGGATCTCCTGAAATACCAACAATTTTAACAGCAGTATCAGCACTAGTTGAGAAAGTCTCACTGTTTACTTCTGCTTTTGATGTTCCACTGTGTGTAGAACCGGCAGTGTAAACTAAGTTAGCTGTTTCACCAACGTTAGCTAATGTCATTGCACCAGATACTTGAACTTCAAATAACTGATTCGGATCGTCTTGTACGAAAGCTTTGATAGTACCGTCGTAGCTTGAAGTGTTAGCTGCGTGGTAGTTTGACCATATTGGTTTTCTTGTGTTCACGTCAACGTATTGAACGCCGTTGAAAACACCTACTACTACGTCTGCAACACCATTAGCAACTTCTACTGTACCACCAGCTACCATCTCCACAGGATCTCCCTGGAAGATTGAGGTCGCATAGCCGTTAGCTACAAGGTATTGAGTCTGACCGTTTGTTGACGGACCAGAACCTTGCATTCTTACAGCTCTGAAACCAAAGGGGGCGTCTTGATTTGCCATGTTAATACTCCTTTAAAAGTATGTGTTGTTAGTAAGTGTTACGTCTAGGTCAGAAAAAAAATTATTCACTTTTTTTCGAGCCACCGAACGTAACTCTAGTTTTTCGCTCGGGCTTATTGATCGGCATAGAAGGGTGTTGTTCCTTTAGAAGATCGTTGTCAACAGCATCCTGTTGATCATGAGCTAGTTGAGAGTAGTATTGATCTCTCTCTTTTGCGATCTCTACCGGCACCTTTGCCAATAATAGTCCACCAACAGATACCACTCCTGCGTGCTTTCCTTCAGCTTCACTAGGAAAATCAAAATCGGGATATTCATCTGCTCGAACAAGTTCATAACCTTGTCTGAGTCGACCGATAACGTTTTTGTTATCTTCATATCCTCTTACTGATTCCCTAATCCATCTGAATTTAAAACCCTCAGGTGGTTCTGGTGTATCAAGCGAGCTTGGTAGCTGCCAATGTTTTTTGCGTGCTTCTTTATCCCTTGTGGATGCAGATCTAGGTGTCTTATCAATCATAATGTTACCTCCTCTGTAACTTTAGTTTTTCCGACGCATATTGTTCGTTGGAAAGACCAAGTCGTTTTGCGATAGCCGCTTCTGAACTTGACAACTTAACTACGTTGCGTCCTGTGCCTCTGTTTCGATGTGCGCTTGCCACAGTCTGGACGGGCTGTTGGCGT